AAGAAATAAAAATGGAAGAAGTTTTTTCATGTGTCTAGTTTTCCGTTGTTTTTAATATTTTTCCCAGTAATGGGATCAATTCTAATAACATCAGGTTTACTTGTAACCAACTCTATTGGCTGTCTTATTATTATAGTTTGAGTGCCACCAGTGGAGTTACCGATAGTACCATTTTCATCTTCTTTCTTTTTCTTCTTAGCTCCCTGTGCTGCATTAACAGAAATACCTAATCCACCTAGTATGTTACCTAAAAGTCCAGCAGCAAATGTGCTATCTACTCTAGGTTGATCTGGAATATCTACCCCGAAAAGTTTATTGGGCAGTTTTATATATCCAAGAGATAAAACTACCAAACACCAAGTCAAAATAAATCCTTGTGCAAAAGTAGAGACTAAAAAAGTAATTTTTTCTTGATAATCAGGTTTATCATCGTCTAATTGTTTTGGTTTTTCTGTTAAATCTTTCGGTTTCTCTGCCATAACTAGGATTTATTAGTCATACTATACATAAATATAGCTTAAATCAATGCCAGAGGTATATGGAGCGTTAATAGGAGCAGCAGCTACCGCTTTTCTTATGGTACTGTCTAACATGAGTAATCGAAGAGAAAGAGATATTCGAGAGCTATTTAACAGAATAAATCAGTTAGAAAAGGCCGTAAGTCGTATAGAAGGCCAGAATCGTTGATATTTGGTATGTTGAAAGAAGAACATACAAATTTATGTCAAAATTTTTAATTAATCTATTTATCAAATTTGGTAAATCTGAATCTTTGCGTAAAGCTGCTTTGAATTTATTAAAGGATTTAGCAAAAAAATCTGATAATGATGTTGATGATGCAATCGTCAAAATGATTGAAGAAAAACTCTTTCCAGTAAAATGAAAATTACTAAATTTCTCAACATTGATATAGAACCAGCCCCTCCAGAATTGGAGTTAGAAATAGAAATGCAGTGTAGAGAGATTATGAAGAGTAATGATTTAACTGATATAAAAAGATATTGCACCTATATGATCAGGAAAAAATTTGACCAAGATATTTTCATGGCTTCTTTATTGAATAGGTTGATTGAATTGGAAGCTAATCGTGTTGTAACAGAAATGAGAAAGGTAAAACCTAGGAATCCTTTGAAAAAGTGGTTTCGTATTCGTTAAGCTCTTTATCAGTAAAATCTTTTACAAATAATTTATCAATTCTATCTATTTCATAATTAAATTTAAGAATTGCTGTTTTAATATGGTCTGTAATCCATCCACCCTGTCTTGAAACTACTTGAGCTTTATTCCTTTCATTGATAAAGATATAGTGATCGTAACCTTTTAGTTCTATATCTAATAAATTTTTTTCAAGATTTTTACGTCTTATTTCTTTTAATCGTTTTAATTTTTTAGAGTCGCTCATTTTTCGTAAGTTTCAGGTGGAATTGATAACCAATGTCGAATCCCATTAATAATCATATAATTATACGTTCCATCAGTAACTATTTTTGGTTCGTTTTCTTGTTGATTGAGTTCAGGAGTCTTGATAATGCTCTGCCTTGTAGTCGATTCTGAATAACTTTTTTCCAATTTTCTTCGTCTTTCTTTAGAGCTTCATTGTACTCTTTCTCATCAATATTGTCTTGTAAAAATTTATAAACAATATCTCGAATCCAAGATGTAGGCTTAACTTTCAGCTGTTCTCTAATGTATTTATCGAAAAGTTCCCCTCGATTTATGTCTATCAAAACATGGTAATATTTTTTGTTTCCTCGAGGATTCTTACCAGATTGAGCCATGGATATCTTTTTAAAATCATATTATCACAATCTCGTTGTATTAACTTTTAGATTGCCAACATTTAATTAAACGCTCCAATTCAGCAATCCTTTGCTTTGCAGCTTCGATTTTTTGTTGTGTGGTCATAGATTCAGATTCTAATGATGTTATTTAGTATTTTCCCTGGGGAGAGTGGCTGAAATTGTCCCATTCTCTATAATCACGCTCCACAGCATTGATTTGGTGTGGGACAAGGGTATGGGACAAGTAAAGTTGTCTCACGTTCCAATTATAATGGGACAATCTATCTTGTCTCACATAGTTGTCCCACTGAAATCTATTGGTACGACTAAGATTCTTCTAATGGGACAAGATATGCACCCTCTCCCCGTGCGAGGACTGCTTTATAAGACTTATTAGAATTATCATCTTCTATAAGTTCAATAAGACCTTTTTTAATTAATCTTTGGAACGATTTCCTTATCGCAGCATCTTTACCATCAACCATTGGATCGTGAATCATTTGATTTATGGTATAAGTTTCAGGATGAATTTTTCTTAGCTTTTGGAGAACTTTATCTTGAACAGTTGTAGGAGATCCAGAATCAGCAGAAACTTCAGGAGTGTAATCAGCGATAGCAAAGGTAAGATCATCTTTCATCTTCATTATCATTTGAGTACCCATTCTTCCAGACCTAGATTTTTCGATAGTAATAAATCTGCTATTACGACCTACCTTATTGATTTGTTCTTGGGTCGGTTTAGATAATTTCCAAGTTTCATCAACAGCATCTCTAATAGCGGATGTTCCTCTAAATCCACCATTTTTATTAGCGTGATGAATTATGAGGATAGTAGTTCTTGGAAAGAGAACTCCATTATTTCTAGTAAGCCAATATAAAGGTTGAGCAAAGTCTGATTTGTTTTCATCAAAAGCTCTACCACCGCTACAACCAATCAAAGAGTCAATAACAACTAGCTTCGGTGTATAGGTTTGCATCAACTTAATAAACTGAGCATATCTTTGTAACTGCCAATCAGTTTGAATCTTTACGTTGCTTTCAATAGGAAAGTTAACTTCTTCTAATTGTTCTTTAAGTTGAGATAATGGTTGATCGCCATTCAATAGCAGAACATTACCTTGATCTACAGGAACTTTACTACCTCTAACTAGGAAAGGATCTCCAGTAGCAATATGTTTTGCCATAGTCCAAGCACTCATGGATTTACCATCTCCACCAGCACCATATATAAGAACAACTGAAGGAGTAGGAAGAATGTCAGGTATCAAGTATTCCCTCTGAATATCTAATGCAAAAAGATCAGCTATATCAAGAATACCTTTTTGGCTTTCATATTGAATCTGATCGACAATAAGTTTTTCTAAAGATGATTGATCTCTATAACCAGCTTTCAATGCCAAAGTATTTAACTTGTAGTTCATTTCAGCAGGGTTATCCAACTCAAGAATATTTTTGGCACGTTTTATCACATCACCGAAATCAAGAGTTGATGTTCTAACTTCTTGAACTTTCTTTTCTTCAGCTTCTTTAACAATCTTTTTGTTTTCAGCAGAGAATCTATGTCTTTCAGGATCTTCTCTATCAGCTAACCAGATAAGAGTTCCTAATCCAATACCACCAGCTTTGAATGAATACCAAGCAGTAGTGCAGGGAGTATCATAATCTCCTGCATCTTCCCATTCAGCAGCAAAGTCAGGATCTTGAGCAGACCAGAATGACCATAAAGATAAACCAAGATCATTAGGTAAAGCAGAATGAATAGCCATTCCAACTCTTACCCAGTGTTCTCTGCTACCTAAACCCTGATGAGAAATAACAGATAGACAATCGTGAATGATCTGAGCAATCTCATCTTCTGTTCTATCGCTAAAATCTAAATCTTTTTTATTCTGAACAGGTTTTGGAGGAGCTTTCATTTCAGCCAATAACCAAGCAGGAGCTACAGGTATCTTTGAAAGATCACCAGTTAATGTATAAAATCCTTCTTCTGAACTATGTCCACCTGGGTAAGCACCAAAGATAACACCTTGCCTTCTTCCCCAAAGTATTTCATAGTTACCACCTTCTTCTTTACGAAGCCCATGACCCTTCACTTCACCCCATAGAGCTTCTGGAACGCTAAAGATATATTTTGCTGCATCTTTCTTAGTAGAAGTTATCTTAGGAGCACCTACAAGCGTTTCAGACCACTTTCTCTTTAATGCTGCATGGTCTTTATCAATATCGAGGATTACGATGCCTTTACCTCTAATTCCTGTATAAAGTCCGACTGCCTGTAAATCAGGATTCTTTTCAATAGCAAGTTCTACATCATGCTTATCAAAATCTCTTTCCCATGATTCTTCTAAAGGGTTTTTACCAGTAGCCTTACGGCCTGATTTCATCAGTGCATCTTTTTTATATATAGGTGCATAAACTAAGTTCTCAGGAAGAGTCTTGACGAAACTAATAATTGTCATGTATCATTCTATTAGGATAAGTGAAAGCCTCTGATTTCTGGTTTGCAATTCGCCAGACTTCGGAGGTTTTTTCATTTTAGGCTATTTACAATCGAGGGTCAAGCTATTAGAATGAGATTGTGCAAATATATTTTGCCCATTGATTACAAACGCTATTTAACAATTTCACTATTATGAAATTTTCAGCCACTTTTGAAGAAAAAGTCAAAAAAGCAGAAGAGCAGGGGGATCGCCCACTTGTTTCTTCTTATTTAAACCCATCAAAGGTAGATCCAAAAGAACCAGTTTCTTTCGCATTATTGGAAGAAGATCCCCTAATCTTTTGGAAAATTTACGGAGAGTCTGTTCACGGAGAAAAAGGTAAGTCTTTCAGATTCATGAGCAAACCAACAGAAGAAGAAATTCTTACTGAAATGGGTGGTTCTTATACAAGAGGAACAAAATTCCAAAGTACAGAACCAGCAGAAGCAAAAGAAACATATGTTTGGCCTATCTACGATTACAAGAACAAAATGGTTCGTATCTTAGAAGCAGACCAATATCAAATTCTTAGCAAAATTAGAAAATTATCTTTAAACAGAAAGTATAAAAATCTAATGGCATGGGATTTATCTCTTTCATTAGATAGAGAAGGTGGTCGTTGGAACTATGACGTTCAAATAGAGCCACAAGATGAAGACGATCAACCAGAGTTGGAATCAGCATGGGAGAAAGTTAAATCAAAAGGTTTCGATTTAAAGAAACTTTTATCCTATGAAGATCCTTTCGGAGGATAATAAAAGAGTTAAACGCAATCCCGACTGCCAGCCTAATCTACTGGCAGTTTTTTTATGTAAAGATATTGTTGTCAAGACGTTATATATATACTACAATGATGTCATATATATTATTTATTATGACTCAATCATCTGATCCTTATGCTTTACATAGGATTTCCATTCAAATTACTAAATCACAGTACGAATTATTAAAAGAACATTCCAGACCTGGGACTTCTATTTCTGAATTAATTAGAAGAAGTATTGATACTTACTTTGCACCTGTAATGAAAAATAAATTGAGTGTACATTCTTCCAGACCTGAAGTTATTGAACATAAGGAGGAAATAACTATATAAATGCAAAGACTTAGTTTTTTAAATCTTCAAAGTTATATTCACGAAAAAGGATTTATAGTTTTAGGTCATTGTTATAAATGCGATAAGGTCAGCTATAGATCAGAAGAAGAAGCAAAAATCATTGCAGCAGAAATGTGCAAGAAAGGAAAAGGCCATTCATATGCTTATGAGTGTCCTAAAGGAAATGGTTGGCACTTAACTTCAATGAAACCTAAAAGTCATAACGTACTTAAATTCAGAAGAAAAAGCCATTCATATAGAAAGAAAAAAGGTTGGCAAGCATTATGAGTATCTATTTCAGATCATCAATGGGAATAGATTTTCCCAAAGCTCCATATATAGGTCAAGTTCATTACGACTTTGACCTAAAGAGGACTTTTAGATATGAAGAGAAAGACTTTGGAGATTGTATCTTAAAATCCACAATAGATTGGTTTCATTGGGTCGATATAACCGATAAAGATTTATAAAGATGAAAATACCTGATAAAGTTCCTTCAAAACTTACTCTTGATAAAATAAGATCTGCAAATGCAGTAACCCGATTTATTAACAAACAAGTAAGAAAGAAATATCCTAATCTTTTTAAACTCAGATACAGTTCTTACTTAGATTTAGAAGTTATTATATATTCGTTGGGTCGAATTTTATCAGCTATAGAGAGTGGAACTATAAAAATAAACAGAGATGATATATCTTTTGACGATATTAATGAAGTTTATAGATTAACTACTATACAAGCCGATATGTATAAAGAAATCTTTTTAGACCCTTGGATTTCTAATAAAGAGATGGCAGAACTTTTAGGAAAAGAACCTAAAACACTTAGAAAATGGATTCTTCAAGGATATAGGTCTGTTGGTAAAGAAAAAATATTGATAGTTGAGGGTGTTCATTACAAAAGGAAAGGAATTGGTCAGAGAAATTTTTACTGGAATTTTGTAAAATATTGGCTTAAAAATGAGCCATTTAATAAAATGTAATATTTTGTTTTATTAAAAACCAAGTATTTTTGTCCTCAACTTTTTAAATCTTGACGAAAAGTTAGAACCATTTTTATAGAAAAATAATTTTATACAGTTTCTACTGATAAACAGTAAAAAATCTAATAAATTCGATTGCTATATTTTATTTACTTGCCATTCATTTATGATTAATTTAATGAAGCATATATTGTTCTATCCAAATGTAGAAAGTATATTGCCTCGATCTACTACTCAAGAAGCACTTAAAAGAGTAGAAACATATTTACCAATAGATAAGTTAAAAGCATTTGATAATTTAGCTGCAATCTTTTGGGAATTTGTAACTGGAGAAATTACAGAAGAACATAGTTTTAAATATGGACGATTATGGATAGATGCTTTAGTAATACTTGCAATTAGATTTAGACCTTATTATTTTTATGATGAATAATGACAGTCTTGCAATTCAGAAGAAAAGCGGATAAAGTTAGGAAAAATCCTTATAAACAAATGACTCTTGCCTTACCTATAGATACGGATAGGCAAAATTTATTAGCAGGATTACGTCATTCATCTTTGGTGCGTGATGACTCAGGAAAGCACCGAGTTTATAGAGATGAAGAAGAAAGAGAATATCATTCAGTAACTTCGATATTAAAACACACTGCTCCTGCGGAACAGAAAGCAGCATTAATAAAATGGGCTAAACGCCCAGGTAATTTAGAATACAGAGATATGGCTT